GAACATATGGGTGTAGTAGGTGGTCTACAAGAAAATAAATTAACTAAAGAACAAGAAAAAGATTTAAAAAAACAAAGAGATTCTAATATTGTTTGGCTAGAAGATGAATGGCTTTATAATTTAATAACCCCTTATATTCATGCAGCTAATAGAAATTCAGGTTGGAATTTTGATTGGGATTGGTGTGAAAGTATTCAATTTACAAAATATAAACTAAATCAATTCTATGGTTGGCATTGTGATAGTTGGGATAAAACTTATACTGAAAAAGAACCTAAAAATTTTGTTGGTAAAATAAGAAAACTATCTTGTATTATATCTTTATCAAACCCTAAAGATTATGAAGGTGGTGAAGTACAATTTGATTTTCGTAACAACCCAAGTGGTTCTAATGTAACTAATTGTGAGGAAGTAAAAGATCAAGGATCAATAGTTATTTTTCCTTCTTTTGTTTGGCATCAAGTTAAACCTATAACAAAAGGCACTAGATATTCACTAGTGTGTTGGACATTAGGAAAAAAATTTACATGAGGTTTTTAATGCCAAGTCCAACTACTTTTAAAAAAACAGGTTTTGTTGTAATGAAAAAAGCAATATCAGACGAGATTGCTAGTTTTGCATATCAATATCTTTTAATGAAAAGAAAAGTAGCTAAAACAATGACTGAAGCTAATTTAATACCTCCTTTTGAAACACAACATGGAATATGGACAGATAAACAAGTTCCCGATACTTATTCTATTTATGGTGATGTTGCTATGGAAACTTTATTATTACACTGTTTAGAAAAAATGAAAGAAACAACTGGATATGATTTAATACCAACATATGCGTATGCTAGGATTTATAAAAAAGGTGACATACTTCACAGACACAAAGACAGAGAAAGTTGTGAAATATCAACTACATTAAATTTAGGAGGAGACCCTTGGCCAATTTATATAAATCAAAATCCTAAGTCAGGCTACCACGATGAAAATAAAATATATCATTCTGAGGAAAAACCAGGAACAGAAGTTTTACTAGAACCTGGAGATATGTTAGTTTACAGAGGACATGACTTAGAACATTGGAGAAATGCTTTTGAAGGAAAAGATTGTGGTCAAGTATTTTTACATTACAACGATCCTAATTCTAAATTTAAAAAAACAAATTTATATGATGGTAGACCTCATTTAGGATTACCTTCTTCAGTAAAAGATTATTTATAAAATGTTACAAGTAGCTAATAATTTTTTTCTAGATTTAAATAGATTTCATAATCATTTAAAAGATATTCCATTATATACACAAAATGAATTTAATAATATTACTAATACTAAAGATTCATGGCCTGGTCTTAGAAGTTTAGAAATATTTGATAACCATCCTTTTTTAGGTTTTTTGTTTTTAAATGAATTTAGAAGAAATTTTCCAGGTATTAATATAAGAGGTTTAGACATAGGTTTATATTTACATTTAAGGTTAGGAGAAGACCAAGACAAAGATTGGATACACATAGACAGTGGTGTGTATACCTGTATTATTTATTTAAATGATACTAATTATGAATCAGGTACACAATTATTCGATGAAGTAAAAAAACAAGATTATAGAATAATAAACGATACGAAGTATGTTAAAAATACAGCTATAATTTTTAATTCAGCTACTCCACATAGATCTATATTAAATTTTGGAACCGACATTCATAATGGTAGACTAACTTTAAACGCATTTTTTTATAGTAATTAAATGAAATTAATATCTAATATACCTATTGTTGCTAACAATATATTTGTATATCAATTAAATATTTATAATAATTCTTTAAAAAACTTTACTGAAGAAAACTATATTGAAACTCCTAATAACACTTATTCTTACCAATCAGAAAACAAAAACATTTTAAAATCTTACTTACTTCTACAAAAAGAAATAAACAATTGTGTGAAAGATGTTATTAGTAATGTTTATAAATATAATTGTAATTTTAATATCACTAGATCTTGGTTAACTAAAACATTACCTCAAGGAAGTTCAGATGACCATTGTCATTCTAATAATTGGTTAAGTGGAATATATTATCCAGATTATGACCCTGCTTTTCAAATACAATTTTTCAATGATCACAAAGATTCTTTTAGTATGCAACCTACTGAATATAATATATTTAATTCTTGGACTTGGACAATAACCCCTAAGAAAAACACTTTAATTATTTTTTCTAGTAGATTAAGACACAAGGTTTTAGAAAATAAATCTACAAAAAATAGGTATTCTTTAGCATTTAATTTATTACCTAGTGGAGTTTTTGGTAATGAAGACTCCCAAGTAAATTTTAATTAATTTTTCCGTATCTATACTTAAAGCTCCAAATATTGTAAAATAGCCATATGGCTTTAACAAAAATACCTTTTAGACCTGGATTTAATAAACAACTGACAGATACTCAAAATGAAAATAACTGGGTAGATGGAGATAATGTTCGTTTTAGATATGGTCAACCTGAAAAAATTGGAGGATGGCTTCAAACTAATTCAGATACTTTAATAGGGGTAGCAAGAAAACAACATTCATGGTTTGATTTAGATGGTAGAAAATATGCAGCAATAGGTACAAATAGATGTCTTTATATTTATCACTCTAGTGATTTTTATGATATAACACCTATTGATCCTGACAGACAACAAACGGGCGCAGATATTACTACGACTAATGGTTCTGCAACTGTTACAGTAACCACTACAGCTACACACAATCTTAACCCAGGTGATCTTATAACATTTGAAAATGCGGGTTCTTTTACTTCGCCTGATACAGATTACACAGCAACAGATTTTGATGATGTAGTATTTGAAGTTCAAACAACACCTACCGCAACAACATTTACTATTGAAATGCCTTCAGCAGAGACAGGGACGGGGGCTACTAATGATGGAACTCTAGACCCATTACCTTATATAGAAATAGGCCCTTTGGTTCAAACTCTTGGCTATGGATGGGGTGCAGGTACATGGAGCACATCAACTTGGGGTACTGCTAGAACTTCAGCTAATACTTCAATTGATCCTGGTCTTTGGTCTTTAGATAATTATGGACAAATTTTAATTGCAACAGTTCGTAATGGAAGATCTTTTCAATGGAGTCCTGTGTCAGTGAGTGCAGGCGCTTTACAAACAAGAGCTATATCTATTCCTAATAACCCGACAAAATCTTTAATGACTATTGTATCAGATAGAGATAGGCACTTATTTCATTTAGGAACTGAAACAACATTAGGAGATCCAACTACACAAGATAAAATGTTTATTAGATTTTCAGACCAAGAAAATATAAGTGATTATCAACCAACTTCTGTTAACACAGCTGGTACTTTTCAATTAGATTCTGGTAGTGAAATTAGAGGAGCGGTACAGGGTAAAGATTATACTTTTGTTGGAACAGATACAGCTGCTTATATTATGCAATTTGTTGGCCCTCCGTTTACATTTTCAATAAGACAAGTTGGATCTAACTGTGGAGTCATTGGACAAAATTCAATGGTCTTTGTTGATACGTCTGTTTACTGGTTATCTGACGAGGGTGGTTTTTTTGTTTATGATGGTTCTGTTAAACGAATGCCATGTCCAGTGGAAGATTTTGTTTTTAAAACAACAGGCAATAATCCTGGAATAAACCAAAGTGCAGGTCAACAAGTTTATGCATCTCATAATAGTTTATTCAATGAAATCATATGGTTCTATCCTGATGCTTCTAGTCAGTTTGTAAATAGAATGGTAACTTATAACTATTTAGAAGGAACATGGGTTACAGGAACTTTAGCAAGAAATTCTTATATGGATCAAGGAGTTTTTGAAAAACCTTATGGCACAAAATTTGAACAAAACAGTACACCTAGTTTTCCAGTAGTAAATGGTATTTCATCATCACAAGGTAAATCTATTTACTATGAACATGAAACTGGTGTTAATGAAGTAGATGCAAATGGTAACACAACAGCTATACAAGCATTTATTGAATCTGGAGATTTTGATTTAGATGTTGATGGAGATGGAGAGTATTTTATTAAAATAAGAAGACTTGTACCAGACTTTAAAGTTTTACAAGGGAATGCTATAATAACGATGCAGTTAAGAGATTATCCTGCTGATACTGCAAGTTCCTCGCCTCTCGGACCTTTTACTATTAATAGTTCGACAGATAAAATAGATACGAGAGCTAGAGCAAGATTAGCTGCTATAAAAATAGCAAATAATTCAGTTGACGAAAGTTGGAGATTAGGTTTATTTAGATTTGACTTTCAACCAGATGGAAGAAGATAATGGCAAAAATAACAGTACAAATACCAGAGCCTAAAGATGACTATGATGCAATTAATCAACGTCAGTTAAATGCATCTTTAGAAACTTTAAAAAATCAATTAAATTTTTCATTTCAAGAAGATTTAAAACAAGAAGTAGATAGGTTTACTTGGTTTAATTTAAGGTTTGGTTGTTAACATGTCTTCTTGTAATAATGTAAATCCAATAACAGGTGGCAGCACAGTTGGTGACATACCTTTTTATTTAGCTGTTCAACAAGGAAAAGTTCCTGGTTATACAATGGTTAATAAGTTTGGATATAATTCTAGTATTGGTTCATTAGCTTTTGAAACTATCTGGGAAACAGGAAATAACT